CTCAGTTTACCATCAGGACTGACCTTCTTGAGCCATGCCCCAGCACCTTCAGCCAACATGCCAATCCTCTTTTGTATTAAGAAAAACTCAGCAAGCCTCTTAGCCTCTGGATACGGAAGACTAGCCAAGATGGTCTCGTCGATCTTCGCTTGACCATTAGGCGTAAACTCTTTCGGCTTCCACTTGTACTTGTCCACTAGGCACTTCTGTATGTGTACCCTAGACGCTGGGTTAAAGTAGACTGTCTTAGACTTAACAAACAGCTCACCTTTGATATACCCACGTGTCTTGTTGTTGACTTTAGGATAAAAGTCTTCGGTTACTTCCCAAGGCGGAAACAGTTCCTTTAAGTCTTCCTCGATGACATGGCGTTTCTGTGCTAGTTCAGCATAGAGTTCACCAGCTTTCTTCTCATCGAATGTCCAGCCGTTGCTACCAATTTCTCGGCAGATAGATGCCATGCGATGCTCAAGGTCGATAGACTTCTGAGTAGGCTCAGTCTTCATCAACTTCTTGTAAAGCGTATCAGTCACCTGAGTATCTTGGACACAGTATGACATCATCTCTTCACTGTAGGCTTCCCACCCACCATCGTAGTCATCCTTGAAGTCACCAAGGCGAAGACCCCAAGCCTTTAGGCTGTGGCTTCCCCAGAGTTTCTTTGGGAACTTAGCGACACTGAAGTTGCGTTCAGCATCCTCATTGAAGAGGTCTCCATGTATAAGGCGAGAGAGAACTAAAGTGTCAGTTACCTTGGCTCTTGTTGTCCACTCTGGATATACAATCTGTATCGCTGGGATGTCGTAGTCGATAATGTTGTGACCTATGATCTCATCAGCATTTGCTAGTAGCTCAAGTGCGTCTTCGATCTGGTCTGGGTTAAACTTACGGACTTCGCCAGTGTCCACCTCACGGCAGACAATGCACCAGATAGTGTGGATGGTATCTAATAGACCGTTGCTCTCTAAGTCCCAAATCCACCGACTCATCGCTTGTCACCAGAACCCTTCAAGACACCACGTTTCTGTCGTGACTGTAGCTTTTCATGGTTCATTGCCGCCACTTCATTCAGTGTGATGCCAAGGTCTTTTGAGAGTGCCGCGATGTACCAAAGCACATCTCCTAGCTCGTCGCATAGCTCTGCTCTCTTTTGCGCTGGGATTGTGTCCATGCCATCAAAAGTTACATCGTTATCTCTGATGAGTTTCTTGATCTTACCAAGGACTTCGCCAGCTTCATTGGCTAGACCTAATGCTGGGTAGATGACCTTCCATTTGTAAATCATGGTTTTAGCCGCATCAGCTTGGTATTCATTCATTGTGTATTCATGGATGCCTGTAGTTCTCATCTGAATAGCTCCCCTTGTGCATTGAGTTGTCTTGTTGCTTTGAAGATTTGCTGATTGCGTCCATACGGACTTTTGCGCTTCCCTATGACTGTGATCAGCCCAGCGTCTTTCAGCCATTTAAAGTGGTTGGTGATTGAGCCATAAGGCATGTGCTTGAGTGCCAGCTGTACCTGTGCACTGATGCAACCTTTGTCGCCAGCGGCTTGAATGACATCAAAGACCATCCTTGTGTTCTTTGTTAAATCTGTGTTTGCATACGCCTCTCTGGACGTGCTTGAGATTCCACGCATACGTGTTCCTTTGCTTTACTAATGTTTTAAGTTGGGGGTGGCTTAGAAGCCGAAGTTATCATCGACAGCCGTTAGTCTGCCTGTCTCTGAATGGTACTGGAGCGTATCTGCTTGTCCCAGAAAACCAGTGTGTCTGTTTTTAAGAATAGTAAGTTGTCTTTTGCCTGACGTAGGGTCTTCCTCATCCACATTCAAGGCGATACAGAACCAAGCCAGCTGTGCTAGACTGTGACTCCCTCTCAGCTGTGATAGCTGGGCTTTGTCGCCACCTTCATGACCTCTTTCAGACTTTGGCCTCTTCAAGTGGGACACAAGAACTAGAGCTAAATCTATTTCGACACACAAAGCAGTTAACGTGTGCATTATGTGGTCTATCAAAACCCTCTCGTTGTCTGAGGCTCCAGAATACGAACTGATCAATATTGAAATGTGATCTAAAAACACGACATCACAGCCAAGTCCATGCTTCATGTACCTTATGCGAGAACAGATTATATCTAAGTCAAACGTACCCACATGGTCGAAGAGGTAGATTTCGCCCTTAGACACCAAGTCATCAAAACCAGCTTTTACCTCATCTACTGTCGCGGCTTCTGGATCAATGACAATGTTCTTGTTTATGTGGAGTCCTACTAACCCCTGCGAAGTTCGCTTGGTGTTTTCCTCCAACATTAACATGCCTACAGTTGAGCCTGTCATATGCAGATGATATGCTATTTCGCGCACTAAAGTTGACTTCCCACACCCAGAGCCACTGACAAGAGTTGTAATGCCTCTCATGCCTTTAGTCATAAAGTTCAACCTTGGGTAAGGATACTTGTAAGGGCTTTCAGCATCTGGAGTTGCCACAGTCTCTCTCATGTCTGACATCTGGACTATACCATCGGGTCTGTAGTCCGCCGCCTGATGTATGGCATTTATGAGTGCTCCAGCCTCACCTTTCACAAGACACTCATTAGCATCCTTGTGTGGCAAGACAGCAATCTTAACTTTACCAATGGGCAAGACTTCAGCACACTCTATAGCGGCCTTCTGTCCAGCATCATCCATGTCAAACATTAAGATTATCTCTTTAAATCCATTGAGGTAGTCTATGTTCTCCAATAAG